ACCCTTACATTTAAAACTACATCTGGTACAGGTGTGGCTTTATGTGAAGGTCATACTTATAGATTATGGTCTGATGGAACAAATGTTTATAAAGCATATGAAGAAAAAGTATGGCGAGCTATTACAGCTGCTGAAACAGTTCAAACTGGAGCACAAGTTATGGTAAATACAAGTGGCGGCGGAGTAACTGTAACTCTTCCGGCTTCTCCTTCAATAGGAGAGCAAGTTTCATTTTGTGATCAAGGTTATGACTTTGATTCAAACAGTTTAACTGTTGGTAGAAATAGTTCTAATATAGCTAATGCGGCATCTGATCTAACAGTTAGTACAGAAGGCGCAGCTTTTACACTCGTTTATTCTGGAGATGCAACAACAGGATGGACTTACACGGAGAAATAATATGTCTAATTACGAAGCAACTAAATACGATTTTGATGGAGCAAACCTTACAGGTATAGAAGGAATTCCTACAGGATGTATTATCCCTTGGTCGGATACTTCTGTTCCTACAGGTTTCTTAGAATGTAACGGAGCAGCTGTTTCAAGATCAACTTATGCAACATTATTTGCTATTGTTGCTACAACGTATGGTTCCGGAAATGGCTCAACAACTTTCAATCTACCTGACTTAAAAGATAATGTTCCACTAGGAAGATCAAATAGTGCAGCATTAGCTTCTAGTGGAGGAGCAAACACAGTTACTGCAACAGGAAACGTAGGTGGTTCTACAGCAAATGCAACTTTAGCAACGGCACAATTAGCGAGTCACTCCCACACTTATAACTGTGGGGAACAATCGCCAAACGTTACATCGATGGGTGCACGTTATTTAAATACAGCATCATCAGCAAGTACTGCCAATTCAGGATCGGGTCAAGGACATGATCATAATATGAGTGCAACATTTGCAGGAGACGCAACTTCGGTTGTACAACCGTATTTAACAATTTTATATGTAATTAAGACTTAAGGAGAATTTATGGCAACAACATCATCATGGACAGTAGTATTTGAAGATAAACTCGTAATCAATAGAAGTGTCGATAAAATAGGTTATGAAATAAAGGACGATGCTTTTTGGAATGATGCAAAATTTTCAAATGTATGGGCTATTCAGTATGGAACGACTCCATCTTCAGATGAAGTAGAATATAATGATAGTACACCGCACTCTGCTTATGATTCAAGTGTACTTGGTAACTTTAATGAATTTATAACACGTTGGGATTCAGCACATTTAGCCCAACTACAAGCTGAGTGGGACGCCAACAATGAAGATGGCGAAACTGCTGAACAAAAAATAAATAGACTAGGCGCAAGACCTACTTCTTATAACTCTCCGTCCGTTTAATATTTATTCTATTCTTTTGGAGGACACACTATCCATGAGGTAATAATATATTTACTACCTTTTAAAGGTGGATTCCCTCTATGAACATAGGGAAAACCAGCAGGGAAAATAACAATTCTTCCCGTCTTCGGTTTAATTCTTACATGCTGATGAAGCAGTTCAGTTTCTCCCCCATCTTCTATATCGTTTAAATAAACAATATAAGTTAATACTCTTCTTGATTCTTCCTCTCGGCCATGTTCAATATGCCATACATGATATCCTTGTCCAGGTAGAGTTTTTTGTATCTTAATACCTATATATTTTAAGTCCCCATAATAAGTAGTCAGAGCTGTAGAATCTAGGTATGTTTTTAAGGCTATATCAAAATTTGCAAAGAAGGGTCTAAACTTATCATACCATATATGAATGTTCTCCGAATGCAAAGATTTGGCGGTATCGTCCTTGGCAAGACGAGTGACTTTTTCTAAATTTTGTCGGGTAAATTTTTCTGTAAACTTATTTTCATTTTCATAAAAATCAATAGCTTTTTTACAGTCCGACGGTAAAATATAACCATCAAATATACCTATAAAATTCTTATCTATGTCGACGTTTCTTTTTTCCATTATACTCTTAGTTTCGGCGCTTCCTTCTCCCATTTGTCTCTTGCTCTCTTACCCCTCGCCCAGTTTTCCTCGCTTGTATTGGGGCCAATATTCATTACGATAGTATATCTTTTACTATCATCTTTTACCTCCTCTACATAGTGTTGTATTCCAGGTGGAAAGAAATAATAGTCCCCTGGTTTAGGGGTAATTTCCATCTGCAGTTGAGGTAGAACGAGAGGGTTTCCTTCAGTTAAATAAAAAAGTCCATGGAAAGTGGTGTGATCATGTTGGTCAACTCTATCTCCTTTGCCAAGCTCAATTCCCCATAGATTTTGGATAATCTGTTTCTGATAAAAGAAGCGAAAGAGCTCTGGATGTGTAAGTTGATGAGTATTAATGCAGTGATTAACAAAGGTTGTAATTAGTGGATTATCCATAAAATAATTCCAAGGTGTCATTTTACCCCGGACATAAGTCGCATCTTCCAGCTTTTCTGTTAAATTATTTCTAATTTCATTTTTGAGATTTTCTACGTGGTCTGCATAAGGATAGTGTCCAAAAGTTATTTGCACAGTTCTTGGATATGTTACCATTAAACTATTACTCGTATGTACCACTCCTCCATGAGGATCTATAGAGGACGTCTTTAGTAACCGTATGCTCATTTTAAGAGTTTAGCTTTTCCTTTCTGACTCGCATCTAATGTTTTATGATTTGTTTCTAATTTTTTAAGAGTCTCCGCACTAGGATTCCATTCTTCTTTATTAATTATTGGTTCTCCTTTTTCTGGTCTAGTTTGAAATACAGCTGTGTACTTACCCGCATAAGGCACTAATTTTTCTTTCCACCACTCTGGTTCTTTAATAGTATAATGTGCATTTTTTCCATTTAATAGGATTTGAGTAGCAGGATAACAAGAAATAGTTATAAATATATTATCTGCAAAACTAAAAATATCAGCCAATACTTCTTCTACTTTGTCTTCTTGGATATGTTCCATTACATCTATGCACAATACTAACTCAAATCTTCCGGCGGGTTTTTTACTAAAGGGTTCGTAACCAGGATCATAAGCTACTATATTTATGTTTGAAGGAGCTCCCGGTGTTTTAAGATTATTAAAAAGTAATTTATGGAACTTAGCTTTTCCCGATCCATAATCTAAAATATGTTTGTATTTATTTCTCAGAATAATATCCCAAATCTGATATTTATATTCTCCTAAAGATTCACCTATCCAATGAGTTGGATTTTGTTTATGATATTTTGTGGCTTCTTCTAGTGATTCGTAACTCATTTTTCTTTATTTTCTGGTGTATATAAATACTTAATTTTTGAATTAATTAAAGTATATATTGCATCATTAATAGTTTCAACTAGTGGAAAGCCAGCTAAATTAAAGGAAGTATTTAATAGAAGAGGTACCTGTGTCTCTTTATAATACTCCATTATTAAATCATAATAATGTGGATTTTGTTCTCGTTTTAAAGTTTGAACTCTACAGGTTTTATTAACATGAACGATAGAGGCTGTTTCGTAAATAGCTTTTTCTTTAGCGTCTATGGCAAATGTCATATAAGGAGAGTCAGGGAGAGTAGCAAAATCAAACCACTCATCTTTATGTTCAAATAGAACCGTAGCTGCAGTGGGGCGCCACCATTGTCTTCCTTTTATTTCATTTACAATTTCTTTAGCTCTAATATTTCGTGGATCAAATAATAAGGACCTATTACCTAATGCTCTAGGACCCCATTCCGAATGGCCTTGAAAAATAGCCACTAGCTCCTGATTTAATATTTGTTCAAGTGCTTCTTTTTTATTTTTTATAATTTTCATAATATACTGCTGCGCCTATTGCTGTTCCTCCATCATGAGCAATGGGATCCACAAAAAAATTTAACTCTGGATATTTTTTAACTAACTTAAAATTATTTAAACAATTCAGAAAATACCCACCAGATAAAACTATATTTCTAGATGACTTACATTTATCAATTAATTTATATGTTTCCTCCAATGTTTCTCTTTGGGCTATTTCCCCTAACTTAGCTTGTTCATAATTTATATTATCATATTTTTCTTTTACCATTGCATAAGGAGCTATTCCCATTAATTCCCCCGGACGTCCTTCAAATCCCGCCATGTGAGAATAGTCTAAATATTTAGATCCTCCAATTTTTTTAGAAGAAAATACATATTTATCCTTTTCAACTTCTCTGTCATCGTCGAAAGGATTAAATCTAAAATTAGAATAATATTGGTATTGAGAACTAATAGTATTCTTATTTAAATGATAAATAGAATCTACTTCTTGATAGCCTGGATAGGCAGGATGATGTGCACCTCCTCCATCTCTTATAACAGCTGTGGCTTCTTTAAAAGGAGATAAATAAAGAGCACAAATAGCATGATATAAATGATGATGATAATAATTAAAATAATATTCTTTATGTTTAATTTGATTTTGAAGAGCTTCAATTACTACATAATCCTTGCTGGGGGAAGAACGTCCATAAGACGCAATAGCTAAACAATCAAATTCTATATCTTTAAACTTTTTTGCGCCTTCAAAAGTTAAAAGATTATCAGAAAAAGGATTAAAGTTTTTAATCTTATTAAATCTATCTTCTTCATAATATTCTTTTAAAACTCCTTCTTCAAAGAAAGCGTATGACATATGATGAGATATATTTACCCCAAGTATTTTCATTATAAATATTTATATTCTGGTCTATGATGATTCTTTAAATCCTTTAGTTCAATATAATGTTTATAACACATCTCCGTAAAAGCTGTTAAATAAAGGATATCTCTGGGATGAGTAACTCTATAAGCTTCCATTCCGTCGTACCCCATCTCTTCAGCTACTTTAAATCTAAAGTGGCCACAATGAATTTCATCTTTTTGTTGTTGTGGATTAAACATAATGATTCCAGGAAAAAGAAGACCATCTTCTTTCATATACTCCCTGACATTTGCAAGATGGTGAGTCTCATGGGGTTCGTCCCAATTAATAGAATCATTATTTTGCAAATAATCAAAATTTATGGTAGTTAACTTAGCAGGAAACCATACTATTCTGGCTTTCATTATATTCATAACTGATATATAACATAAATAATATGTTACAAAAGCTCAAATTTGTCCCTGGATTTAATAAACAAGCCACCGAATCTGGCGCTGAAGGTCAGTGGGTAGATGGAGATTTTGTCAGATTTAGATATGGACTCCCTGAAAAAATAGGGGGGTGGGCTCAATTAACAGCCGCTGAAAAAACCTTACCTGGAGCAGGAAGAGCAGCACATGCATTTACAAGTTTAGAGGGGGAGCGTTATGTAGCTTTAGGAACTTCCCAAGGTTTATTTTTATATTATGGGGAAGATCTTTATGATATTTCTCCTTTAACTACAGCTATTACAGGAGGCACTTTTACTACGAGTAGTGCAGCCGGAACCACAATTACAATTAATAAATCATCCCATGGTTTAAAAGCCGGAAGATATATTACGTTATCTTCTGTAGTCGTAACTGGAGACTCCAATCTTACAGCCGGTATTTTAGAAAAAGCTTATGAAATTATAACGGAAACAACTGATGCTTTTACTATTATAGCATCTACTGCTGAAACAGGAACGGGTATGACAGCCGCAGGTTCTGTAGTAGTTAATCCGTATTATGTAGTTGGACCTACTACTCAAACAGTTGGGTATGGATGGGGAACCTATTTATGGGGTGATTCTACTTGGGGCACTGAACGTACAACAAGTAGTGTAACTCTAGATCCAGGCGCCTGGAGTCTTGACAATTATGGTCAAGTTTTAGTTGCAACTATTTCTGATGGACCAACTTTTACATGGAATGCAGGAGCAGCGAGTCCTAGAGGCATTAGAGCTTCTCAATCAACTACAGATTTTGTTACAACTTCAAATCCCACAGTTTCATTCATGACCATTGTTTCTGATAGAGATAGACACTTATTTCATCTTGGAACGGAGACAACCATCGGCGATAGTAGCACTCAAGATAAAATGTTTATTAGATTTTCTAATCAAGAAGATTTAAATGAATATACTCCCACAGCTATCAATACGGCAGGTACATTCAGGCTTGATACAGGTAGTGAAATTAGAGCAGCTGTTGCGGGAAAAGATTATACTTTAATCTTGACTGATACAGCAGCTTATGTGGCTCAATATGTAGGCCCTCCTTATACATTTAGTATTAGACAAGTTGGTACTAATTGTGGATGTATGGGAATGCATGCAGCCGTTTCTGCCGATGGAGCTGTCTATTGGATGGGAGACGCCGGAGGATTTTATAGATTTGACGGTACTGTTAAATCTATTCCTTGTTTAGTAGAAGATTTTGTATTTGATACTCAGGGGACCGATCTAGGAATTAATTATGATTCCAATAAACTTATTTATGCCGGCCATAATAGTTTATATACAGAAGTAAGTTGGTTCTATCCTAAGTCTGGTTCAGAGCAAATTGATAGATGTGTAACATTTAACTATGGGGAAAATGTATGGACAACAAGTTCTTTAGATAGAACAAGTTGGACGGATGCGAATGTTTTTAATAAACCATATGCCACCGATTATGTTTCTACCGGTACCCCTGTCTTTCCCACTATTTTAGGAATTACAAATACTTACGGAGCTTCTTTTTATTATTCTCAAGAAACTGGAACCGATCAAGTTAACAGTGCAGCCACTACTTCAATTGATGCCTATATACGATCGGGAGATTATGACATTACTTCCAAAAAAAATATGATGGGTCAAACCACAGGTGTAGTTGATTTCAGAGGAGATGGGGAATATTTTATGTCTGTAAGCAGGGTCATTCCAGATTTTAAATATTTAACAGGAAATGCTAAGATCACTTTATATATAAGTTCTTATCCAAATTCTACATCTGTAAGTTCTCCATTAGGGCCCTTTACAGTTACCTCTGCCACTGATAAA